TCATGGTCAACGTGCCCACAGAAAGCGTAGTTTTGTCTTACGACCGCTCAGGGGTTGGGGTCAACAAAATCCGTGAGCGTGGAGCGCTTGATGTTAAGGGTGACATCTATGCTAATGACCAGCCTATTCAGCAGCATCAGCTGACACGTAATAACGGAATTTCTATTTTAACGAAAGAAAGTCTTGATAATATCCTTAAAAATGGTATGTATTATAGCCACAGTGCTCCTGATAGACCAAGAAATCAGAATGGCTGGTTATTGGTTCAAGTCTATGATGACGCTCAATATATTGTGCAGACTTATTGGACGGCTACCACTGAAACAATGCTAGTAAGGTATAGAATGGATAACCGCTGGGGTGACTGGAAAGAGATTGCTACTAAAGATGACATCCAAAAATCCACCCAAGGAACACCTTGGCAAGTCCTGCCTTTGCAAAACAGCTGGGTACATCATCCTGAGTACGACAAAGTTCAGTACTCAAAAACATTTGATGGAGTGGTTTACATCAGAGGCACGGCTTACAAAGGCAGAACAACAAAAGAGACAGTTATTGGTGTCTTACCTGTCGGCTTTAGACCTAAACAAACTATGTTTGTATCAGCTCTAAATAATAGCTATGGCACGGCTGTTTTAGGTCTCTATTCGAGCGGTAACATAGTCGTCAAGGGAAACGTTGACGCTACTTGGCTTAACTTTGATAATGTATCTTTCAAAATTTAAAAAGGAGAAAGCATGAAATTAGAATACGGTTCAAAATCACAAGAATTTGATGCGAGCGGAACAGCATCAGCTACCAAGGTCACGCTAGTCAATGCAGACAGTGCTATCGTGCCAATTTTCTTACCAGCTGACAAAATCAGCTTGTCCAATACTGAACTTTTTGAGTTAGCTCTTGAGGCTCTTTACCAGGAAAACTTTCCTTTGCGTGCCGAAAAGGAGAAATTCAACCAGGTAGAGGCGCAGCTCAAGCAAAATAAAGAAATGGCAACTAAGGTAGAGCAAGCGACAGTAGAGAATAAGGAAAACCTCGACATGGTGTCAGATATCACTGAGGTCTTGAGTGCCGTGGTAGTATCTCAAAATGGTGGCATGCCGACCTTTGCCTATGTAAAGGTAGCAAATTTCATCAAACCGCTTGCTAAGGACAAACGTTACAACAACGGAGACATCATCTCAGGTGCTTATCCGTTTGATACAAATCCGAAATGGCCAAAAGGAACCAAGACTATTTTCAAGTTCCAAATGCAAGCCACAGAGGGCTACACTTGGAAAGATCAGTCACTATCTGATATGCTTCAGCAAGGTGTGCTTACCGTGGTCATGCCACGTATCGAGTAGAAGGAGGTTGTATGCCGATTGAAGAAGCTGAAAAAATCGCTCAAAGTCAGGTAGCTTGGGCGATTTTGTTTATCTTGCTTTTCTTTATTATAATTCGATATCTTATTAAGACTTCGGATAAGCGAGAGAAGAAGATTATGGATTTGCATGAGCAATCAAAGGCCGACTCTAATAGACGAGAAGAGCGTTTGATGACTCATCTTGAAAAGACAACGACAGAATTAACCACAATTACACACACGGTCGGAGACATTCAGAAAGAAATGGTTCGCATGAACGACCGCATGGACGAAATCGAAAAAGGAGAATAACATGCAACAAATCAATGAAATTATCGCAAATGGAGCAATTAGCATTCTTGTCATTTTGGCTGGCGTCGCAGTCACAGCAGTCAAGAATTACCTTGTTAAAAAAGGTGGAGAAAAGACTATCAAAATCGTTGAAATCTTAGCCAAAAATGCTGTCAACGCTGTGGAACAGGTAGCAGCTGAAACCGGATATAAAGGTGAAGAGAAGTTGGGACAAGCTCGTGATAAGATCCGTGCAGAGCTTACCAAATACAACATCAGCATGAGTGACAAAGAACTCGACACATTTGTCGAGTCAGCAGTTAAGCAGATGAATGAAGCGTGGAAAGGGGAGTAAGGATGGGATTAAATCTTGAAACAGCTATTGCTTGGATGCGTGCTCGAAAAGGGCAAGTATCTTATAGTATGGATGACCGCAATGGCCCTGATTCCTATGATTGCTCAAGTTCAATCTACTATGCTCTGACAAGCGCTGGAGCCGTATCAGCTGGATGGGCAGTCAATACTGAGTATGAGCATGACTGGCTCAAGAAGAACGGCTATGAACTTATCGCAGAAAATCAGCCATGGGATGCCCAACGTGGAGATGTCTTCATTTGGGGGCGCCGTGGCTATTCTAGCGGAGCAGGTGGCCATACTGGTATTTTCGTGGATAGTGATAACATTATCCACTGTAACTATCGCTTCGACGGTATCACAGTGAACGATCATGACGACATTTGGCTCTATGCTGGACGACCTTACTACTATGTGTATCGCTTGACTAATCCATCTGCAGCTGCGGAAGAAATCAAAACGGGCTGGCAAAATGATGATACTGGTTACTGGTTCGTTCGTGCTAACGGCTCCTATCCAAAAGACCAATTTGAGTACATTGAAGATAATCGCTCATGGTTCTACTTCGACAGTCGTGGATATATGTATTCTGAACGCTGGCTGAAGCACACAGATGGGAAATGGTATTGGTTTGACAAGGATGGCTACATGGCCACTTCCTGGAAGAAAATCAACGGAAAATGGTATTACTTCAACCGTGATGGCTCTATGCAGACTGGCTGGGTTAAATACTACGAGAAATGGTATTACCTCAATTCAGAAAATGGGGACATGGTATCAAACGCATTCGTTCCTTACAATGGCGGATACTACCTCATGCTTGAAGATGGCCGATTGGCTGAAAAAGAAAGCTTCAACATTGAGCCTGACGGCTTGATCACAACTAAATAATTTTTAAAAAAATAGAAAGGAAATTTTCTAAAATATTGTTCTAATTGTAACCGCAGGCATTTGCTTGCGGTTTTTTTGTTTTCTCTGGAAGTACTTTTTATCAAAAATTTTACTATCCTTGATTGAAATGTAGGTTACTAAAATTATTTATATTTTCCACTTGATAACAATGTCCTCGGCTGTCACCCTGACCTTGTTTATCAGCCCTCTAACAAGCACCTTTTGGCTTTCGTAGTCCATTGAAAAGACTTTCTCAGCGTTTAACAGTTGCCTCATATCAGCCTTTCTTTTGTTCTTCCTGAGTGCTGGATCGTTTTCCAGTTCAGTCTCAAGAGTAGCTCTCATGCTTATAAATTCGGCTGACTTGCTCTGTAATTCCTCAAGGGTAATGCGGTCATCTATGTAGAGATCGTTTAGTCTGCTCAATTTCTTTGACAGCTCCTCTATTTGTTTCTTGTAGCTCTCACGGTCTAGGGTCTCGGCATTGTCATCTGAAAATATTTTGTCCAGGTAACCAGCGTCATCTTGCAGCTTGCTGATTTCTTTTAGCACATAGGCCTCAAGATCGTCTTTCATATAGGCTCCTGAGTTACATTTCTTGTTATCATTGTACGTAGTAACTCCTCTTACTGTTCTTGGGTGCCTTTGATGACATTCATAGCGAGTGAGTCTTGTGCCGTCTTTTCTTTTACCTCCCATTATGATCTTTAACGGAGCGAGGCAGTAGCCACATTGGGCAATACCTGATAGTATGTATTTTGCTTGGAATGGCCTAGGGTTGACGCTCTCTGCAGCCGTCCTTTGTCTGATCTTCAGTTCTTCCTTTGTCTTGTTATAAACATCCTCTGTAATTATTGGCTCATGATTACCTGGATAAACTTCTCCCTTGAACTGATTGAAACCACAGTAGACAGGGTTATCTAGTATGGCTCTGACCGCCCGATAGCTCCAATCAATTTCTTTGGGAAATTTCTCGTTTAGGTCATCTCTTAATTTTGTAATGGATCTCCCTCTCAGATAACTCTCAAAGATAAACTTAACAGCCAGAGCCTGAGCTGGATTGACAGTAATGGTTCCTGTCTCTCTGTGGTAGTCGTATCCATACGACGTCCTAGCCCACATCATAGATTTTCCAGCTTTAGCCCGTCCTATTTTCCCAAGCTGCATACGTTCCTTGATTTGCTCCCTTTCTAGCTGAGCAAAGACGCTCAAGAGCCCAATCATAGCCTTACCAAAGGGAGTAGAGGTGTCAAAATTTTCTTGTAAGCTCAGAAATGCTATATTATTCTTTATGAAAATATCCTCAATCAGGTAAAGCGTGTCTTTTTGACTACGGCTAAGACGGTCCAGCTTATAGACTAGAACCGTGTCAAATTTTCTTTTTTTAGCGTCTTTGATAAGTCCCTCTAGCGCTGGTCTGTCAGTATTTGCTCCTGAAAATCCACCATCAGTATAGATTTTATAGACATTCCAGTCTTTAATATCGCAGTAGCTAGAGAGCTTAGCTTTTTGCTCATCGATAGAGTATCCTTCCTCAACTTGTGAGGTAGTAGACACCCTGACGTATATAGCTACTTTATTTGTTGTTTTCATTGAATTTGTACCTCTTTTTTGATAAAATAGGTACAAGAAAAGACATCATGCGAGGTTATCTCCATGAAAATCCTTTCTTGTAATTACCAGCCTCACGCTCTCGGTCGCCAAACTTCTGAGCGTGGGGCTTTTTTTATTTTTTAGACTTAAAGACACATCCACAGTTGCGACAGTGCCAGTTGTGTTTCCCTTTTTTACCAACTAGGCCGAGGAGGACGAATGGCCAGGCAATCATCCAGCCGATGCACCCAACACAACCATTGAAACCTTTACGGTCCTGCATCATGTATTCAATTTGATCACTGCCACATTTTGGACAACGTTTTACATATTTAGCCATTATTTTATATTCCTTTCTTAATTACTTAAAGGCATGAAATTACCAACAATTTTTCCAATAATACGAGGGTCTTCGTCGTAAGGCGCAAACCTATCCTTATATTTTGGGTTAAGCGATACTAAGCGCAATCCGTCAGGTTCACGATAAACTTTTTTAATATACGTTTGACCATCCCAATCCACGGCATAAATGGCACCGTCATAGTCCCAACCTGTGTCTTTTATGAGAGCGACGGATCCGTCTACGAATTTTGGCTCCATGGAGTCGCCGTAAACCCAGCTGGCGAGGTCATGGGCGATGTCCTTATCAAAATACACGGTGTCATAATTGCGGTCTTCTGTGTAACCATATCCTGTACCTGCGGATAGCTTTTCAAAAACGTGATATTCGAATCGCTCTTCGTTTCCCTCCCCCTTCTGTGCCTCTAAGAGCTCCTCAGAGGTCCGTAGCACGATTCTTTTATTCGGGGGAGTTAGTTGTACTACCTTATCAGTTATCTGCTGTGTAAGCAAATCTTGAGCGTCTTGGAGGGAGGAGGATTCTTCTTTAAAAGTGGTATCTATATCTGATTTTTTAACACCGAAATAATCAGCTAGTTTTTGGATAACACCAAAAGAAGGAGCGCTTCTTAACTTCATATAGTCTGTCATAGTACTTGCTGTAATTCCAACTTCTTTAGCCAACTCTTTTTGGGTAATACCACGTTGTTTTCTAAAGTGTGTAATATTTTCAGCAATAATTTTCATTCGTTTTTTTTCATCCATTTACGATTACCTCGTATTTTTTATAATTCTATTATATATCATTTTTTATTGATAGACAATCAAAAATACGAAAAAATCCTATTTTTTTGATAAAAACTATTGACAATACGAAAAAATCGTATTATACTATAATCAAGCTTAAGGAAATAACAAAACCAAGAGCAAAAAAGAAAGGAGTATAAAGATGAGTGAACTCGAAACCCCCTCAACGAAGTAAGGGGGAAAGGAAGAATTTGAGTAATAAAAAGCCTTGACCTACTTTACACTAGGTCAAGACCTGCACACTTTGATAAGGTTTCACAGTCGGTGTAAAGCGACTGGTTGAAACTTCGCTGGTCATGCGTCCAGCACTGCAATCAACGTGGTTTGGCTAGTCTTTGAGTGCCGCTCGGTAGTTGTCTGTCAGTCCCGCTATAAGCAGAGCTGCAGTCCCTCTTATAGTCAGCGACAGGCTCCATGCAGTCGCACTCGCAGTAAAAACGTGTTGGTTACCTAGCCAAACTGAATCACTGAACCACAGTCCCCTTCAAAAATTTTGCCAATTTGCATCAGCTCCTTTCTTGTTAAGGATAATATAAATATATACTGTGTTTGAAGGGGTTACATCGGTCTTAAGACTGATTTTTGGAGACAATCATGGAAGATAAAATCATCGAACTTGCTGACTACTTCATCAGCGAAAACGCAACGTACAGAGAAGCTAAAATAGCGTGTGAGAAGCTATTAAAACAAGTCAGCCATGAGATAGAACTCAGGGCGCTGGAAAGTGAGACGGTATGAAAGGAGCAATTGCAGTAAATACATCAGAACACGATGTACTGTTGACAGCAAGAAAAAACCACCCTGCTGTATTCGTCGATGGAATGTTTTTGGACGGAGTTGAGCGAGTGGAATTTACTAGTCATTTTCTAGAGAGTTGTGAAGTCATCCTCACGTTCAATGAACGAGTAGAAAACAATCCTTTCCCTTTGAATGATGTCAATCTATTAGAAAAGTTATTCGGTCAGGCTTCAAACGGGCAATCCTTACGGGATATTGTCTTGCAAACTCTTGAAGATGGTAATTAGTATCTAAGCCATCAAAGAACGACACATGTATACTGAAGCTTTCTTTTCCGTCTTCCTTGGCTCTTTCGTACTCTTTGCCAAGGACGATCAGAGAAGCTTCTAATTGATAATCAGTCACAACATCACCTCCTTTCTGCTTTTATTATAGCATATAGCAGAATTGCGAGGAACAAATAGAAAAATAAGGAGGTAGGAACGTGCAGTGGACTTTAGAGGCTATGCGAATCAACAAAGGACTTACTCAAGCAGAGTTAGCAGAGAAATTTGAAGTGTCAAGTCAAACAATTGCCCGATTAGAAAAGGATAGCTCGGATATCGGTTATCAACTATTGAAAAAATACATGCTTTTTTTCAATGTGAAGTTCGATGATATTTTTTTGGGCAAAAAATACGAAAATTTCGTAAATAACTAAAAACAAAAACTTAAGAAAGGAGAGCGTATGACAAACTTTAAAGATTTGGATTGCCAATTTATCTTTCAGGAATCCAACTAACGACTATACCGCTGTTAGTAATAGTTTTATCAATGATCCTGCGATGGATTTTACAGCGGTTGGCATCATGATGGTGGTGCTGGCCAATCACCCAAACTGGCAAGTCTATCCGGATGAGATAGCTAAAAGAAAAGGTGTTAACCGAAAGACAATCGATAAGTATTTCAAAATCTTTGAAGAGGCTGGATATTTGCGAAAAATCAGAAAAAAACCTCCTGGAAATGGAGGGAGTCATATATTCAGATTCTTTTCAGATGTAAAAATATCTGATTTCCAATTCGATATTATGAAACAGAGATTAAACCTGTCTATCAAAAGGGCGTCTATGAATTATAATTCTGACATTCCAAAAAGTGAGATGTCAGAAAGTGAGATGTCAGAAAGTGAGATGTCAGATTTTGGGCACTAACAAATATTAACTAACAACAAGTATTAAATAACAATAAATATTAACTAACAACAAGTCCTACTTCTCTTAATAAATAAAAGAAAGAAATTTCAATTTTAGGACTTTGCAAAAATGGGAAAGGAGTACTCATGAAGCAATTAAAACTAAGTATTAAACCCAAGCAAGAACCTACTGAGGGTCAATCTCTTAATTCTTCAGGTTATTCAGTAAAAATCAATGACTGGGAGCTTGGCAGAGGGGTCACTGGCTTCAGACTAGAAATGCCTGCGAACGGAAAACCAAAAATCACTATTGATTTTACACCAGATATTATTGAAACTAATGGCGTGGTTGTGGATCCTCAAGCTTTAGAAGAGCTTGAGCAAGCTTATTCAGACTTTCTTGTCAAAACTCAAAATGAGAAGGAAAAATCTGAGCAGAGGCTGCAGGTTTTTGGGGGAGCGCTATCTAGTGTTGAGAGAGCAATCGTCCGTAACGCTTCTCTGCCCATCATCGAACGCTATATTGGCTTGAGACAGGCTTTTACTCGAAAAGGATGGGAAGAGCTAAACAGCCTTTACAACTACCAACTGAACGAAAAAGAGCGTAATTTGTCAAAAGACATAACACTGGATGACAGTGAAACCAATGCCTTTCGCAAACACGCTCTGAGGATGATGGGGATTATCGAATAACCCCGTGCATTCTATCTGTAAGTCTATTCTGCTCATTGATAGACTTAGACAGATTGCTAGCTACACGGCTATCTCTTGAAAATTCATCTAGGACTTTGGCGAGTGCTTTAGACAAATTTTCAGAGTTATCAATACCGTACTCATCAAGAATCATCTTGATAACTAGGTCATGCATAACATCACCTCCTTTCTGCTTTTATTATAGCATATAGCAGAATTGCGAGGAACAAATAGAAAAATAAGGAGGTAGGAAC